TGGCGCTCATCGGATCTTTTATAATAAAAGATCACCTGCTAGTTTTCCGAGTTAGGTAAGATCAAAACTAATCAAGTAAAATTATTTTTGGAGGTTAAACACAAATGAAACAAGATCTCACTAATGTATACTCTAACTTAGCAAATGTTACACGCCCTTCATACTCGTTCATGAGGGAGTGTGACAAGATCGTGGATTGGAAACGTCTATTTTCCTACGGTTTCCTTAGAAGGGAAGCTGTAGTATCTGAGAAAGAACTCTTTAAGAAGAAGCGGAAAGAATACCTTCGCAAATCCTTTGTTGGTCTTAACAAAGTTTGCGACTATTGGATTGGAAAATATCCGATTCTTAAGGCACTTAACGAAAGTCTACATGAATGGACCACTACTGATGTAGACTTAGTGGACATGTTGACAACAACAGGCCATGCCAACGTTGAGACCGCAACGAGGGCTGTTTATAATCTCTTATGGGGATTAGCCTCACACGCCTATGGCACAGAAAGGTACCGAGAGATTATGTTGAGCGAGGAGTTAGTTGAGGACTCCTTGGCATATGCAGCTGGCGCTGCAGTAATACTGCGTCACGTGTTGTATTCTTTGGCCTACTCTGCGCGGTTATTCGTACGCGACAACTGGAGAGTTCATAAGCACTCTTTCGAAGCAACGATTTGGACGTGGCTGGACGATCGTTTCGTTCGTTCACGCCGCTTGTTGCCGTATGGTTCGGTGACACGGACAGATCTGCGCTATGCGTTTATGACAGAGATGAATGCGTTAGTTCTAATGATATTTGACGCAATATCATTCGCTCAATCAACTAAATCGAAGGAGAAGACTGCTTATGTTGAAGATTGACTTAACCGCAAATGATTATCAAGTGCTGGATCCGACTGGCCAAGGCCGGTCGTGGATAGCTCGGTTGGAGGCTTGTAATGAGCTGAAACCCGAACCCCCGTCTCCCCTTTTCAGGCTTCGGCCGGAGGAGATGTTGGACCGCTACCAAACACTCATGGAGAAACTGTCGCGCAACATGGACAGCAGATACCTAGAGTTTAATAATGGGCATGTAGGGAACTATATGCCTCAAGGAGGGTGTGTTCCGTGGCAAACCATTTGTAGTATTCTTAGTGAATACTATGAGGCGGAAAACATCAGAAAGCGGCCTATCCACCCTGTTATTCTCAGGGGACGTGACTTTCTTATAAGGCAGATCCGTCAGAAGATGAGTTTTGTAGGAGGGCCTCAGTACGTGGGAGGATTAGGAATAACCGGAACTCATTCCGGTCTCCCTGTTTTCGGTACGAAAGGATCGTTTGATGCGGAAACTGTTGGAGCTGGAACTTGGATCCATTTATACCCAGCAACACCAGGGACCCGGTACATGCGCGGGAAACCTCGCACTATCTTCATGGATGCGTGCCCTAACGTCCGAGCTATTGAGAATTATCTCTCTAGCGTCAAAAAGTGGCTCGTCACGCATTTTCCTCAGTATTTCTCTACGTGGACTAACCCGTATAGGGCTCGTAATGTCATTATTACTGAGGCGCTTCGCAGGCGCTATTCGTCAGTAGAGGGCGATTATAAGGGTATGGATATCCGCTTCAGGAAGCAAATAGCGGAGGAAATACTCTTTCCGATTTATGAAGTATTACTTCCCGACTCGTTTCTAAGCTTTGCGGCTCATGTGGAGCAAATGTTCTCCCAGCCGTTGTTCATGGGTACGACCCTATGGACAGGTGAGCATACACTGTTTTCTGGCCAAGCGCCTACGAATGATTTCGAAACCTTGTACAGCGTGTGTCTTCTCATCGGCTTGCTTCTGGAGTTTCGGGTGCCTGGATTCATTTTAGCTTTGGGGGACGACCTCTCATTGCTAGTGAAGAAGGAGGCTTCCAGAGATATCTTTGGAGCTATGATCAGTGTCTCAGAGTCAACGGGACTTATCATGCATCCGGAGGGAACGAAGTCGAGGGTTCGCGACGAGTACGTTACTTTCTGTCGTGAATATTTTTCCCTGCAAAATGGGAAGTCCAAGGATGGTATCATCTTAGGACAATATCCGTCACTTCTTACGTTGAATTCGATCGTTCAGCCTGAGAAACCCCAGCACTCGGTAGCCGCGATGGTCGCTGCGGACCTGCAACGCATGGACAATCTCCGCTTTAATAGAGAGTTCGTGCCGTTTCTTCAGTTCGTGCGTCGCTACTACGAGGCGGATCTTACGCGTCCAGCGCAAGAACTGCCCCGCGATTGGTGGGCGAGACTATACGGAGAAGACTGGAATCCGTCGTCATCGGCGAGTTTCTGCTTCTTCGCGAATACTCCATGTATTCAACAGACTCCCGAGCCTCTTAGCTTCAGAGCTTGGGCAACCACTTAAGTCGGTTCTAGCCAAACTGATTTAAAGGTATAACGTCATTTCTTGGT